TCAGGTATCGACCCAGCGGCCAGTGACCGTGGTGCCCGATTGATACTCCGTCACGCGGCGTCGCTGACGGTTACCGGATACGAGCGGTTCCTTCGATTCGTCGACGCTGGGAACCCAGGCCAGATTCAAGTCCGCCGTCGGATCGTCTCCCAATTCGCGATCGCACTCCAACAGCACGTCCGAAAGCTCCTTGGCACCGGGTTGTGCGCTCTTGCGGTGCCAGATCACAAACTCGCGGCAGCCATTGGCTGCCAGATGGCGAACCTGTTCGCTCCAGAGCGGCGAGTGGAACAGCAGATACTCCGCTTCGTGTTCGGCAGCTGCCTGGTGAAAACTATTGACCCAAGCCATCCAGGGGACGCCCGTCAGGGCGCTCCCCAAAGCCAGGGAGCGGCCCCAGGCTACTCCTTGCTGCAAGGCATTCCAGGGCGTCTGCTCGATCTTGCGCGCCTCGCGCCAAGGCGTGGAAGTCCCGGCAGCCGAGCCATAGAACGGCCGACCCGAGTGAGTGCCGACGTGACATCCGTTTCCGTCGGTCCAACATTGCGTGTAGCGGCGGTGACTTCCGGCACGAACCTGATTGCTGTAATGAAAGTGCTCGAAGTTCGCCAGCTTGACCTGCGGGAACAGCGATGCCACGGGACGGTAAAACACGTCGGTTAGCACCCCCGCCACGTACGCGTGCAGCGTACGATTCCAGATCAATTCGCGCTGGTCGCGCCGCCCACCCCAATGTTTGAATCCGTTGCAATCGAGCAATGCCAATTGCCTTCGCAACGGTTGAAACTCGCCCCCCATCAACACCGTCTCAATGTCGGCGCGCATCGTCGCCACGGTGAGCCAATCCAGTGACGCCTCAAAATCCAGGATGCAGTAATCGACTCGACCGCCGATTGCTTCGTAATTGGCGAACCAGTGCCCCACGGTCTCCGCATGCCGCCGCCGGTACGACTCCGCCTGGGGCAGCAATCCCCCCTCGGCATCCACGTCCAGCCAGCCGCTCCGCCCATCACTGGAACGCGCGTACTGCAACACCAACTGAATGCAGCGGCAACCCTCCGGTTGCTGATCGGTCTCGCGCTTCACATCCTCGGGTCGTACTAGGTCCGCGCGGCCGTCGTCGCGATAACGCAGCTTCGATGCCAAAACGACATTGTTAACCGCGTGATCGAGCGGTTTGACCGCAAAAGCGACATGCCGCATCTTCGTTCTCCGTCTCTTCATTGCTCCGCTATCCATTCTAAACCCCAACTCCATCCGGGGAATGAAGGCCAGATTCCGTTACCATTTGCCGATCGGGCAATGCTCGCTCGCCCAGGCGATCTTGTTCAGCCATTGGACATTCGCTGCCACCTGGCAGCCACAATGAGCATGCGTGCAGCGCTGCCCGTCAAAGTGCGGGCAACGCCGGCAATGCTGCTCGAAGATTCGTGCGATTTCCTGCGGCGTTCGCTGCTGTCCGCCGTCGGCCAGATGTCTGACCACGGCTACGCCAAAATTCCCCATCCGCACCCACAACGGCGGCAATTGCTGTTCGGATTCCCCCGAGTTCGGCGGCCTGGGCACATCGCATGGCTCAAGCCGCTGCGTGCAATGCGTGCATACCGCGGCGGGCACCCGATCATTGACAGCGTGGACCCGTGCATGCCGGCAACGAATTCCATCCGCGACCAGCTCACGCCACGGGCAATGGGGTAGTTCAGTAATTCTCATATCAGTTCTCATATCAGCGGCGTAATGGTGCATGTAGCGGTGCCGCAAGCGCGCCCCGCCCCGAACAACGAGAAGGCTGGTATCGATTCATTTTGAGCCATGCAATCGAGCGGAGGGTCGTCCGCCTGGCCGGACTGCGTCGAAACGATCTTGGCAAAGGCCAGCACATCTCCTTTCAAGTGCACCCGACTGAACGTTTGCCCCACGCCCGACGTGCTCGAGCTAACGATCACCGCGGTACCATAGACCGGATGATTATTCGTGAAGGGAATATCTCCCCGCGCCAACACAATGCTCTTGGCCGCCCCGCACGTTCCCCCCAGCGCCACGTTGAGCGGCAGTTTCCACAGACAAACGCCGCGCTCCGACCAGTACGGACTGCCATAGATGCCGGCGCGTCGCAACACATACATTCCATTGAGCGACCCGCAATTCGTGGCGCCGCATTGTGTCGCGCCTGTGATTCCCGACAATGTCACCAGGTAGTCGTGAGGCGTCGACTGCGGATTGCTGCAAAACGTGCAGGCATAGCAACTCAAACAATCGCCCGTCTGCCGATGGCAAGAAAACTCGCGCATGCCGCGCGCCGCAACCGTCACCGTACCCGTCCCAAATCCCCACCGCGTCCCCACCGGCAAGGCTGCCAATTGACCCGCCACCGATTCGGTACGCGGTTCGTCGATCGCGGCCCCGACCTGGGGAAAGTTGATCTCAACCCCAGCCCACACCGATCGATCCGATCGAATGCATAACCGCAGCCTGACCCACGGATCGTACCAGAACCAGTTTCCAGGGATCGTCGTCGAGTCCAGCGTCGTAAAAACCCCCGCCTCCTTCTTCAACAATCGCAGGAATCCGCTTCCTGCGGACGACGTCGAAAACTGCAACTCGCAGCAGAGATAGTTGTCGGGATCCTGGTACCCCGCCACCAGCCGAAACGTATCGCCATGCGACCCGGCACATTGTGTCGCCAGGTTCACCAACGGAGTACGCGGATCGGCATCGGAGATCAGCAATCCCTCGGAACTCGACAGTCGCAATTGCCCTGCCAGGACCGTCCAATCCCCCGCCACCTCGGTGAACGTCGGCAAACCGGGCGGCGTCGGCGCATGCAGGTTCGACGTGTCCAAATAGTTTCGCCAGTCGCTGCGCACCACCTCGCAGCCTGTCGAACAACAACCTCCGCACTCCGGTCCAAACCAGCCCATGGTGATCCCCTGCGCGCTCCTGCTTCCACCGATCAGCCCACTTGCACCGCGACCGCTAAAAAGCGCTGGGCGTCAACGTCAGGTGTGTTCCCAAATCGAGCACCACTCCCGTCAGCCGGGTTTGATTCAACTTGACGCCGTTGCTCCAAGTCACTGATTTACCCGGATCGTGAAGGGTCGATCCCGCATGCACCAGGCAATGCGTCACCGTTCGCCCACGTGGATCCCGACTGAAGTCCGCCGTCCCACCCGCCAGCTCCAACGTGCCAATCGTCCCAATCGAATACGCACGAAACGCCCCCCCATAGACGTAGAGCGCCGTGCACGCGGCCTGACCCACCAATCCAAAGTCGCCGGCGTGCACGTTCACAGTCGTCACATTGCTCCGCGTCGTGCACACTCCGTTGATCTGCTGCACCGTTGCCAACGTCACGCCATCCCCCACCAACACCACCGCATCGCTGGTCGGCTGATCCGCCTGCCCCACGCGCAAACTCGCCAACGTCGCTGACTCGCCAGCCAACAACCCAATCCCCACGGACCCTTTGATCACCGTGAGCTGGTTGCTCGCATGCATTCCCTTCCACAGCATCGCCACGCCCGGACCGCCGCTCTCCGGTGGCCCCGTGTGCGACACATTCACCGACGTTGCCGCCGTCCCCGTATCGAGCTTCAAGCGACCCGAGCCGGGACCGATCCCTGCGCCCACCAGCACCGTCGTCGCGCCAATCTTCAGATAACTCTGCCGATACTCGACGTACCCATTCGGATTGTTCACCGGCAATCCGATCTTGCCACCGTAACTCTTGTTGATCGTCAGGCTGCCCAGCGTCACCGCGCCTTGGTCCAATCCATACAGCAACTCCACGTTGCTGTTCTCCAGCACCACTTCGTCCCCATCGGTCGGCAGCGTCCCCGTCGACCAGTTGCTCGCCGTGTCCCAATGCTGCGGTCCCGCCGATGGCACTACGGTCGATACCGTCAGCGTTTGCGTGTTGGATCCATCACCATCCACCGTGCTGGCTGCGACTGCAAACGGCCGCCCCGCCAGGTCCGCCTTCAACTCGACAAACGTGCCACGATCGATCGCACTCGCCTCGGCGAACTCCGCCAGACCCGCCCCGTTCCAGGCGCTGGTCAGCCCAGCCGTCACGTGGGCCACCGTGGCTGCCGTCGCCACAAACGACACGGTTCGTCCGTTGATCGTCAGCCGAAATTCATCGCCAACCCCTACGTTGGCTGGCGTGACGTGCGTTTCCTGCGCCACCGGCGCCGCATCACCTCGAAACCGTACCATCGCCATTCGCTCATCTCCCTGGTCTTTTGCTTTACTCTGATCTTTGCCTCACCGCGCACCGCGCAGGCCGCCACGCCAGCCTAGCACTCCATCTGCATGATCAACCATTTGCCGCTGCCAGCATGCCACATCGTCATCCCGCGCTTGCCCGTATCCCCATGAAACACCGACAGCGCATCGTGCACCGTCAACTCCTTCTCGTCGGCCACCACCCATTCGCTCCCGTCCAATCGCAACACCTTGGCCCGCGCGCTGTCCCCTTGGGCCAACGTCTCCGCCAACTCAAACGCCTCAAAGCACCGCTCCACCCCCAGCGTCAACCGCACGCCCGCCGCATCCTGACTCACTTCCAACGGTGCCGCCGCCGTAATGCTCAACAGAGGCATCAGCGCGTCGATCAGCCCATTGGCCCACTCCGAAGTCAGTTCATCGCCCGATTGAACGTGTCGTAATGCCATCTACTCTAGCTCCTGCCGTGGCCTGCCTTCCGTTCAACTACCAAACTGGAACAACGCCTGAAAATCGGTCTGACCGTACGGATACCGATGCACCGCCGCCCCTTGTCGCGCTTGGATCCGCTGCCACTTCTCTCCGGTCGCATCCTCGCGATATCCAAAGTTCCAACCAAACTTGCCCGTCGAAGTATTGGTGGCCGGCATCGCCCGCACCTTGAAGTGAAAGTCCAACCGCCACAGTCCGTCCCCTTGCACCTGAAACTCGCGCGACGTGCGCGCTCCCAGGAACAACACGGTCCCTTCCGTGTGATTCAAGAAGTTCCCGCTGTTCACCATCCCGCGCTTGTCGCGCAGCGCGGCCCACGGCGGACTCGGCACGCGCTCCCACGTCAAACGAATGTCCTCCGTCGGCACCAGGATCGACGGCGCCTGGTCCGCCGGCACATCACCCCCGCCTTGCCACTGCCACGTTCGCCCCGGCACCGTCGTGTGCTCGGTCCCCAACTCGCTCGAGTAACTCAGAAACGTTCCCTGCGGCACATCAGGCAAATCGGGTCGGGACCGGTCGTTCCCATGCTCCGGAATCGTGTAAGTCGCCTCCACGATCGCATACGGATAACTGCTCACCTCCTCGCGCAGCGTCCCCGGCGGCCCGCTCGAAACGTCCTCGGGAAACGGTTCGATCTCGATCTCTCGCACGATCGCCTGGGGTACCCCCGGCATCACCGCCGGCGGTGTGTACGCAAAGCTGTTACCAATCCAGCGATAACCACCCAACAACTCGACCGCAAAATCGACCCGCATCCCCCACGCCACCTTGAATCGCCGCACTGCGGTCACCTTGCCATCGGCAATCCGCAGCCTCGGCGATCCCGCCAACTCTTCAAACGGCACCGCCATCTCGTTCCCCTTCTTACGTCGGAACCGTCAGGGCTCCGTTCCCGCTGAACTCAGCCGTCCACCCAATCACCTTGCCGTCATCGATGTCGACCTCAAACTCCAGGTTGTCGATGATCGCCGGGCCGGTGAACTCATCCGTCCCGTCGGTCGTCAAATGCAACGTGTAGTTGTTCCCCACCACCACCGGCAATGGTGTCGCGTTGTCGTACACCGCTGCGAACGATCCGCTCCAATCCCTCACTCCCGCCACACGCTGCTTGTAACCCGCCGTCGACGAACTTGCCCAGGCCGAGTTATTCGCCCGATGCGTCAATCGCCACCGCGTAATGTGCGCCAGCGTGTTCGTCCCCTCTTTCACCGTCCCCGATTTGCCGCTCAATACCGCCATCGCTCTGCTCCTTTCGCACTATGCGCTCGTCCCCAAGATCGCAATCTTGTAAGTCACTGCTCCACTGTTGGGATTCCTGATGCGCAAGATATCCCCCGTCCCGCTTACCACTGGCCAGCCATCCCGCTTGTTGCACAACAACAGCGCGCTGTCCGCGCCCACCTCGACGACCGCGGATGTCGAACCGTTGAACGGTCCCACCAGCGCGTTGCTCCCGGCGCCACCCACCTCCAACTCATCCCCCGCCGTCGCCGCCGTGTTCACCACCAGGATCGCTTTGACCTTGGCCAGCGAAAGGTTGATCGACGCCCCAAACACCGTCATCGCCAGCGCCGTCAAATCCAAATCGTCGTTGCTCGTCGCCGCCACCGTCCGCGTGTCGTGCCACACCTTGTCCGCCTGGTCATCCGCAACCCCATCCGCCAGGCTCCGCGAATACTCCAGTTTCGAACTGTCCGCCAACGTCGACAGATCGAGCGTTTCCTGAAACAACCATCCGATCGACGCGCGCACGTCGCTCGCCAATGTGTCCGCCATCGAACTCCCTCCATCCTTCCTCTGAAATTCTTAGCCGCCCGGCTGCTCGATCGTCGCCACAAACTCGATCTCGGTCAGCCACACCCCATCCTCTCCCAACTCGTCGCACTGATCGCACCAGCGAAAATCCAGGCAACTCCCCGTGCTCCACGTGAACCCCCGTCGATCGAACCGCGATCGCAGCGCATCCGCCACCTCCCGCGACTGCGTCAGGCTCGTGCTGTACACCAACACGTAGTACGGCCGCTGCTCGTACAAGTTGCCGCTGCTGGTGCGCCGCTGCTCGCGCCCTTCACCCCGCCGAATCACCGCGTACGGCAACTCGATCGGTCCGAAATGCCGCCCCGTGAAGACCCGTGCCGCCGGAATCATCTCTCGCAGCGGAAGATAGCCTTCCCACTGCGCCAGCATCGCCCCTTCCAAACTCATACCGCCCCCTCCGCTCAGCACTTAGCCCCGACGCTCCGACCACACCCACGGCACCACCACCGCCTCGATCGCAAACCAATCACCTAACCGCTCCGGCTTGCGATAACCAATCACCTGATAGGCCGTCGAACCGTGCACCACCCGATGTTCCCCCGTCAGTTCGATCGACTCCGCCAGATAGATCGTGTGACTTGCCCGCATCAACCGCTGGTCATTCTCCGTCCGCGCATCGCCTCCCATCGGCTGAATCCGCGCCGGCACATCCACCATCCAGTTCTGCCAGCCGACCACCGCTTCGCCATGCGCGCCGCGCGTCACCACCGCACGCTCGATCGTGATCCGCTGCGGAAACTGATCCCCCAGTACCAGCGCGCGCGACCGGCACACCCACCGCGTCCCCAGCGCCGCCAGGCTCGCTTCCTGAATCGTCCAGCTCGTCCCCGCCCCATCGATGATTGTGTCGCCCAATTGCGGCCCAGCCATCAACTCACCAGCATCCAAATGCCACCGTGCCTCGACCAGTTGGCAATGCCCGTTCGAGTCCGCTCCCTCGCGCGTCCGCGCGCCCCGCCGCAAACAATGCTCCAACCGCACCGCCACCCCCGATTCGCGGCGCCGCAACTCCACCGGCTCCAGCCCGTCGACCGCCTGCTCAAAATCCGTCTCGAGATTCAGCCTCATCCGCATGTCTCCGCTTGGCTTTGCAACTCAAACGGCTCTGCCTCCGCCAACTTCTCCGTGCACCAATCCACCGTCGCCTGCAACTGGCTCAGGTACTGGCCCCACGCCACGTTCTGCCCGTCAATCACATAGGTCGGCTTGGGCTGCGCCGTGATCGCCGCCAGGTTCGCCAGCGCCTGGCTTCGTATCGCCGCCAATTGTTCCGCGTCGCTCGCCATCTCAACTTTCCTTTCTCAACTGCCGCGCCCACGCCACCACCCGCCGCGCGACCTCGCGCTCCGAGTCGTCGCTCCGACCAGTACCCACCAGGCTTGCAATTGTCGTCTCTCCGACGCGCTGGTTACGCAACTTGGCTTCCAGGGTCGCGCGCCGCTCCGTGGAAATCGCTCGTTCCACTGGGTTACTCATCCGCCACAACCTCCTCGCGCCACAGTTCCACCACCCGCGGATCCGCCACAATCGCATCCAAGTCCGCTTCCAAAGCCACTACCTCCACCACCACGGCATTCGGATCCGGCGGAATCTGATCCGCAGCCTGTCCCGTCGCATCCGCCACGGAACAAGGAATCCCCAGCGTCCACGGCAACATTTCCCATCGCGCTCCCACATACACCCACTCGGTCAGCACCTGCGCTCTAAACATGGTTCAGCTCCGGCCAATCGGTTCGATACGCCACCAGATTCGTCATGCTCGCTCCCCCCAGCGCCGTCACTTGGATCGTGCTGGCGCTGTCGAATGGTGTCGCTGAAACGCTGTCATACTCGCCCCCCGCGACCATGCTCGGCTGAGCATCCGTCTTGTTCGCGCGATGCCACACGCCATGCTTCGTCCCCATCGCGCGAATCGACACCCACCGTGTGCTCCCCGCCGTCCAGACACCTGCCTCGCTCCGCCGATTGATCGTCGTCCCCCCGTTGCACTCATCCAGCTTCAATGCCCCGGTCAAATCCTGAATCACTTGCCAATAGTTCGACCCGTCTTGCACGCGATATGCCACCGCAGCCAGGCCCCCACCCAGCGGCGAGGCTGCCTTCATCGACACATCCAAGAACAAGTCGCTCGCACCGGCGTGGATTCCCGCTGCGGACCCGCTGATCTCCACCAGCGCCGCGGGCGGCCCCACCCGATCGATCACCCGCAAATCGTCGAACGTCCCCGCGCCACTCTCATTGGCCACCCCCGCATACAACGGACTCGTGGTGTCGGCAAAATCGTGAAACAACAGCTTGTAGCTCGAACCGAACGCTCCACCCTTCACAAACAGCCACGACCCACCATCACTAGCGCTCTTTAAGACCACCAACAGCCCGTAGTCCGTCCCGGTGCCAATCGCTCCAATCGCCAGTGCGTTACCCGCGGAGCGCTTTTGCAACGTGGTCCCGCTCAGGCGCAACCCGCTTCGCGGACTGTTCGACAACGTCGTCGAGTTCCACCAGCCCACGTAAGCCGACACCCCCGCAGCGCTCGACAGATTCAGCGTCGCGGCTACCGCGCGCCCCGCCAGCCGATCCACCGACGACGTCACCCGCGCCGACAAGTCCGCTGTCGAGGGAGTCCCCTGCGCTGTAAACGCCAGCTTGTCACCCGCCACGGCCCACGTCCCATCCAATTCCGTCACGGTCAATGTTCCCGGACCTGGCTCAGCCGTCCGTGGACTCGTCACCGGACTGTCATCCGCCGTCACGAACTGGTCGCGAAACAAGTACGTCACCCGCCGTCCCACGCGCGATGCCAACCCCCCGCGCAAATACTCGCGCTCGCCCGGCCCCTTCCACAATGCTCTGTGCTTTTGCATGGTTCAGATCGCCAGCCAAAAGACTCGTTGATTGTTCGCAGACGCAATCACAAACACCTTGCCGGCATCGTCGATCGGCAAGAACAACCCCTCGCCCGCAGCCAGCGGGAACCCATCGGTCGCATCCAACGTCCCCGCCGTCACTCCACTGTCCGCCCCCACATAGATCGTCCCCGAGTTCTCCGCGGCAGCCTTCAATTGCACCCCCCGCGTCGCCCGCTTCGATCCGCTGACCAGCGGCTCCGCCGCCGTGTCCACATCCCCATTCGCCCCATGCAGAAACGAACCAACCACGTCGTCACCCAATCTCGTCATCGCTCCACCTCTTCAATCGTTGGCCGATGATCGCTCGCCACGATCCCTCGGATTTCCTTGTATCGCTCGTAAGCCTCTTCCTCGGTCCGGCATCCATGCACCACCAACGGTGCAACATCCGGCAACTCCACGCGCATCGATTTCGCCTCCCGCTCCTTCGCTTCATCCGATCCGCGCGGCGGCTCAACCCTGGCGTGCCATCGCTGCGCGCGCTCCTCCTTCCGCCGCTCTCGATTCTTTCCACTCACCGCTGCACCTCCCGCCCTCGCAACCGCCGCCGGCCGGCCCGGGTCACCCATCCCTGGGCAACCCGAGCTCGTCCGGCGCACCCACCACACCGCCACGCCAACTAACCCGTGCACTTCACCACGTACCGCGGATTGATCACCGCGGCCGCTCCCCGCTCGCTCGCCTTGAACCGCACCACGATGTCGTTGTTGAACTCCGCTTCGCTGTTCTTCGGCGACTGCGTCACCGTGATCGGCCAGTTCTCCATGTAAGCCAGCGCCTTGCGCAGGTCTCCCAGGAACCACCACTTCTTCGCCTCCGCAGCCGTCTGCCCCGCCGCCACGATCCGCCGGTACATCAACCGGCTCTCGTGCACCCGGTACTTCGACAGCGGATTGGCCGACACGGTCGTTGTCGGCGCGCCGCTCCCGGTGTATTCCAGTTCCAAGGCCGAAAACACCCGGTGTGCCGCGTGCCGATACGCCGGCGTCACCACCACCGTGTTCGGCTCCACCAGCACCGGCTCCCCCGTGTTCGGATCCACGATCTCCGCGAACAACTGCTCTGCCCCGTCCACGTCCGTCCAATCCACCAGTTCATTCCCCGTCTTCACGTTTACCCAGGGCGATGTCGTCTGGTAGGTGTTGTAGGTCGTGCCGCGCCACTTGTAGTTGTTCGTCACGCCGATCAACAAATCGATCAGCCGCTTCTCCTTGTTCAATCCCAACAGCTCCCCCACGTCGGCCGCGCGCTTCAGCACAAGGTGCGTCCGGTCGAAGAAAATCGCCTCCTTCGTCACCGGCACGATGAACCCACGCTTCGTCGTTGCCGGTGTCTCGATATAGTCCTCGCCAAACCCCAAGTGCGGATACGGCAAGCCCGGCGCCACTTCCTCAATCCGCTCCTCCACCCGCGATACCCCCGGGATCTTCTCGCCGTCCAAGCGCGTCGGAATCGTCTCCACCCGCTTCGAGATCGCAAACGCCTCCTGCGTGTAGGCCTCCATGATCTTCGCGTAGACCACCTGACCGGCGATGTTCAGAAACGCCGTCGCGTCCACGCCGTCCCCCGCCTCTAAAACGCTCACGCCGCCGCTCGACCGCGGATCCAACTCCCGCACCCACTCGTGACCGTCGGGGATCAAACCCTCCGCCAGCTCTCGCAGGCTAAAGTCCTCCGGTCGCAATTGCTTCTCGCGCAACGCTTCGCTCAATTGCGCCACTGTCCGCTGCGCCCCATCCAGCTCGTACCGTCGTTTCAACTCTCGATATCGAATCGTCATCACTCCCTCTCCCTCTCAAAACCCCGCACAGGAGACGCGCCGTGTTCTTGCGGGGCGCGCCACTCGCACAACGCTCTCCCCCCGTCGCGCCTCCCATGCGGGTGAAATAATTCCTTCAAACTCCACCCCATGCCCTACGCCGGCACCTGCGGCCCGCCGTACATCACCGTGCTCACAATGTCCACCAACACCCGCGATCCCGCCGGATTCAATCGCTTCGCGCAACGCCCCACAGCCAGGCTCGCCGTCGCCACTCCTTCCACTTGCTGATTCTCCAGGAGCGTCCCCGAGCCGTTCTCGCTCGGTCCCAACAGCGCCCCCACCTCGAACGTCCCGCTCGGGCAAGGGAACTCAAACACCCCCGTCGTCGCCACCCGAATCGGCGCCGTATCCCCCGACCGCGAGCGCTGCATCGCCACACCCACAAAGTTGTCGTGGAATAACTCCTGGTTCGCAGCCTCGGTCCCCTGGTCCGCCTGCGCTCCCGCCGGCCGCCCATCGTCCGTCGCCAGGTACACCAGGTCCCCAATCTCGATCACCGTGGCTGAGTCCACCGGAATCACTACCGGATTCGTCTCCCCGTATCGCCAACGCATCACGTCTGCCATCGTCTCGCTCCCCTCATATCGTGCTCAGTCTCGCCAGCCGCGCCCGCGAACCTTCGCTGCCGCACCAGCCCATCGTGAATTCGCCCAACCACTACCGAATCGCTCGCACCCAATCCTTCACATCTCGAACCGCCGCTTCCGCTCCCTCGCTCAACCGCTGCTCGCGCGATTGCGGGCGCACCCCCGCCCCGGGCGGCAACAGACTCTCCACCAACTCCGCGCGCTC